TACGTAAAACCAGATGTCTCTTATGCAAAGGTCATTAAGAGTAGACCTTTTCAGGATGAGCCTGATGTTACTTTCGATGAGTTGGTAGTAGGATTGAGTAGCAAGCGTTCTGTGCTTGCTGATTTGCCGTCCCTTGGCAACATATCTGAATTTAAAGATCGTTTGAAAGCATTAGGTAAATCGGCACAACGACAGATGGATCGCAAGATCTGGCGGAGAGAGCACCCTTGCTATAAATGCAAGTGCCCAAAAGCTCATTCTGCTTCATGTGATAATAACTTCTTAGTTTGTGTTGAAACAAATCCTGGAGAATATTCCAAAGATGTTAATATGCCTTTAAACATTGAGGCCTATTATGGTGTTATGAATAGTTTTTATAGAGGGAGAGTATCTCGTAAAAATTTATACTTAATGATGGGTCTTGTGTATAATAAGGGTGTTCGACCTTTTATTAAGGAAAAGAAGCAAGATGTGTTTCGTGTTCCTGTTCCTGAAGAGGTCCCTGTTGAGAATCAGTTTGATGACGAACCGGAATTTAAACCGGATCTGAGAACTGAAATGAATGTAAATGTACCATGTATAGATACCTTGAATTCAACTATCCGGGAAGGCATTGAAGTTAACCATAACATTAATTTGTTTGGTAATTTACCCTCTTTAGGTGGTTTAGTTCCTCCTGCGGGTGATGGTGGTAATTCTATTATAGAATTTATGCGAGAGCACAAAGCTATAGGTTTAGCTGTTGGTTCCGCTCTTGTTGCTGCTTTTGCCTATAATGGTGTTAAATCGAAGCTATTACAGTCTATTATCGTAGTGGCTGAATCTTTACTGGTTGCTTATTTACTCGAGCCTTACGTTGCTGAGTGGGTTAAGCGTATGTTGGAATTTGCTAATAAGTGGATGAGTTATCATGAAGTTAATCCTTCTGTGTGTGAGTGGACTGGTTCCCCTAAGGAGCCTAGTTTGAAGACAGAGTTTGGATCTTCTAGTATTCCTTTTATTGGTAGTTGTTTGTCCGGATGTATTTTGGCCATGTCTATGGGTCAAGCTGTTGTTCAGTCAAAAGCAATGACTTTCTTTAATTCGCTATGTAATTTTGACCGTATGTCTAAAGGTATTACAAGTCTTATTGATTTTGTGATTGACCTTATGAAACGTCTAGGTTCATGGTTGGTTGGAGAAGAGAAGATTGCTGGTTTTCCAATATTTGCTGATAAATTTCCTGCTTTTAAAGCTTTGGAGAGAGAAACGTTTGATTTTGTTGAACTCATGAGGAATGCTCCGTTCGACTATGCTCATGGTCAAAGGTGCTATGATATTGAGCGGCGTTTGAATGAGTTATATCGGGATATACCTAGTACAGGTGATATGTCTTCTTATAAGAAAGACGTATTTTTCTTGATGCAACAATTGAAACCTATGTTAACTGCTTTTTCCACTGAGAATATGTCTGGTGGTCAACGACAGAAGCCATTGGGTATGTTTTTATCATCTGATTCTCAGATTGGTAAATCTACCTTGGTTAGGCGTATGTTGACAGATATAGCTGCTAGAACGATGACTGATGAAGAGTATGATGCTTATGAAGCTAACCCACAAGATTCTGTGTATGTGTATGCATATGAGAATGAGTATTGGGATGCTTATCATGGTCAATGGGCTACAGTTATGGATGAGACTGGTTTGATGCGAGAAGTTGCCGGTGGAACAAATGATGGGTTTATGGCTATTATTAGAATGTTGAATGTGTTCGACTATCCTTTGCATATGGCTGAGTTAGCCAAGAAGGGTAAGACACCGTTTAAATCTAAGATAGTGGTTTGTACTAGTAATCGTAATAAGATAAGTGATGTTAAATCTCTATATTATCCAAAAGCTTTTACAAATCGCTTTCCAATAGCTGTACATATTTATATTGCTCCAGCATATGCTTTGAATCCTGATGCGCAAGCATGGGATAGAAAGGCTGATTGGTCTAGGATCCCTTTGAAGAAAGGGGAGCCTTTGTTTCTTGATCATCTTTTGTTTGTACCTTATGATATGACAACTGGTGAACAAAATGGCCATGCCATGCTTTATGAAGAATTTGTTAATTGTGCTGCTTCCCAGATGAAGGATATATCTAACTTTCATTCTGCCTTAATTGACACTTATAAGGTTGATATGGAGAATGCTAGAGCTTATCGTAATATTGTTAAAGGCAAGATTCCAGAGACTGCTGCTGAAAGGAAGGTGAAGGAAGAACAAGATACCTTTGATTCCCGTATGCAGTTTAAGATGGAAGGTCATTGTGCTTTTAATCCGTTTATTATGGCTCGCAAGATGTATTCTGAAAGTTGTAAGGAAGCTTTCGGTGGTGAACCTAAAGATTACCTTTTCGGTCGCAAGGCTTGCTGGCCCAAATTTGTCATGCAACGTGAATTATTATGGAAGATACAACAGGAGGGAGCTAAGTATCCTAAGTTGAAGGATGAATACCCCCCCACGTACACTCATAATAAAACTTCTTTACGTGGTATTGAGGTTGCTCGTGTTGTTGAAGAATTCGATCAGTGGCCAAGAAATGATCCAGCTGCTGTTGCTGATTTTTTAGCAGCCATTGATGGTAATTTTGATGAGGGTGAAGAGACCAGAGTTAGTGAGGTACATTCTGAATTTAATCCTATATTGGAGACTGAAATGTTGTTTGATAGGCCTATGGCGTTTATAAATGACTACATCTCTGGTTTGATTAAGACTACTGTATCTACTGAGGTTCGTGCTATTGCTGATAATTTGGATGGTACTAGACGAGAGATCTATGGTAGAGATCCTTTGGAATTTGTTTCTACAGCTAAAGGAATGCCTGCTGATTTCTTGTTGAATCTTGCTTTAGTTTATGGCCTTCATTATGATAAGTTGACTGCTTGGGCACATAGATCAGATCTAGTGTTTGATTCTGATCATGATAAGATTCCTCAGATCTTAGACCGATATTTTAAGGATATGCTTTTACCACAGGCAAAGACTTTTACTGATCGGTTGAAAGATTTTAAGAATTCTATTATTAACTTTGGCTTAGCTAAGGTCCTTGCTGTTGGTGCCATTCTAGCTGCGACCACATATGGTTTATTCAAAATGTGTGGTTCTGTTCAAGATAAGTATCTTGCTATACAAGTTCCTGTTGGTTATAAGTTTAAGTCTGGTAACTGTCCTTTACTTAAGCTTCCTGTTACACATGTTACTACTAGTGATGGATGTACTTGTGAACAAGATGCAAAAGATGACGCTGCTGCTATTTCATTTGCAGAGAGTGATCATATTGATCTTGAATCTGGAAAGCTTAAAGTTAAGGCTAAAGCTCAGAATCAGCGTGCGCTACGTAGAGTTTCAAGGAATCCTAAGACAGAGTTGCTTAAGTATGATAACGCAACACATCAGTTGATAAGTAGTGTTACTGCTAATGCTACTTATGATGTGAAAGTTGATGATCAGACTGTAGCGAATTGTCGCTTAGTATTCTTTGCAGGTAAGAAGTGTGTACTACCGAAGCATTGTTTTGAAACAATACTTGGTTGGTATCAGACGAAGCCTGGCTTGATTTTGACGTTGTTGCCATGTAATGGTAATACACCTTTAACTGTGTTATTTGCTAATGTTGTTGATACATATTTGGAGATTGCCGACAGTGATCAATGTTGTTTAACCATCCATAATGCACGTAATCATGCCGATATTCGCAAGCATTTCTTGTCTATAAATGACCCTTTACTTAGTGTTTCTTATTTCCATGCGGTTATTCCTAGAACTACTGGAACTGGAGGTTTGGAGCAAACTCATGTTACTACAAAGTTACGTAAAATGGAGAACCTTAAGACAAAAGATGGTGATAATCCAAGTTATGAGTATACTACTTCTGTTGGATTTTATGGCCGTGTTTCCGTTGGCAAGGGTTTCTGTGGATCTTTGTATTGGGTTTCTGATACTTCAGGTGATAGGGCCAGAATTTGTGCTATTCACACTGCTGGTAGTGATCAGGGTGAGTGTTTTGGTACTGGTGTTTTCCAAGAGGATTTGGAGATGTATATGGATCCAGGTGAGTTCGCATTTGAAGATGCTGAGCTTATTGTTCCTCTAGGAAACATATGTACTGAAGCGGGTTTTGAACAATTCCAAGTTCATGGTGTTATGCCTCTGGTTCCTTCTTTTATAAAGAATGATGTTGTGCCATCTCCTTTGCATAATGTCATGTCTGAATCTAAGTATGAGCCAGCGAGAGTTGAACCTGAGTTCAATGAGGATGGGTTATGGTCCCCTCTTGCTTATGCTCGCTCTAAGGTTAATATTAGTACTGGAATAGTGAATATAGATCTGTTACGTGAAGCCCAAGATTCGTACTTTAACATGGCAATTCCTCTGATGGAGGAAAGTTGCTATGGTCGAGGTTTGGTTCCTTGGGATGAAGCAATAGCAGGTCGAGCTGGTGTTTGGTCCGGGATCCCCCTTGATACTTCCCCTGGTTTTCCATGGTGTGAAGAGAAGAGAGGTCCTGGTAAGAAATACTGGTTTGGAGCTCATGGTGGTGGTTATGATACAAACAAACCTGAGTGTTTGGAGTTTATTAAACATTGTGAAGCTCAAGTTGATTTGATTAAAATCGGTATGAGACCCTGGTGGTTTAATAAGGATTTCGCTAAGATAGAGCGTCGTCCTAGAGCCAAGGTAGCTGCTGGTAAGACCAGGTCCGTTAATCCCTCTCCTCAAGACAATACTGTCATTTTCCGTAGGTATTGTGGAGCTTTCATGGTTGCATTCATGCAATCCAAGTTGGCTATTGGTTCCGCTTTAGGAATTAATCCACATGGTATGGATTGGTCCGTTCTCGCTAATATGTTGAAATTGTTCAATAATATTATTGCTGGGGACTACAGTGGTTGGGATGGGAGTTTATTGACGGTCCTTATGGAGTCTATAACGAGAATGATGGATTTGTTTTATGCTGGTTGTCCCGCTGAGCATACTAAAATACGACATGCTTTGATGCTTGAAGTTACTAACTCAAGGCACATTGCAACCGTATATGCTCGCGAACCCCCAAAGAATTTGGTCTTTTCTGGTGATGTGACTAATGAAGATTTGGAGGATATTGACGCCGGTATGACACCAATCAACTCTGGTTTATATAAGAAGTTCATAATTAAGGGTAATCTCTATTACGTGTACACAGTAGTGTACGAATGGAATGGAGGTATGCCTTCTGGACATCCTATTACAACTATGGGTAATATCATTGTTAATCAGGTTGCCATACGTTATTCTATTGGTCATATCTTGTTGAAACCTTTGGGTGGAGCTTCTGCGTATCGACGTGGAATGAAGAATCCGCTAAAGGATATTGAGAAGCACATTTGCGTAGTGTGCTTTGGTGATGATAACTTAATATCAGTTTCCAACTGGTTAAAGGATTTTGTCACCCAACAAGGTTTGACTGAGGCTATGGCTCTGATAGGTTTGATTTATACTGATGAGAATAAGACGGATGCTGTATATACCCATCGTAAAGTTACGCAAGTTACTTTTTTGAAACGTGCGTTTCTTGAGATGGGGAGGTTTGGTAGGTGGATAGCACCGTTGGATATCGAAGTCATTATGGAGATGCCACAATGGACTCATAAGAAGGAGAAGCCTGGTGCCATGCAAAGTACAATAGACTCTTTTAATAGAGAATTATCGTACCATCATGAGCGCTGGGTTCAGACTTTCCCCGAGTTGTGTAAGGCTTTGAGAGATTGTCATATGGATGAGTATCCCACTGAATTATCGTGGGAAGCTGCGATCCATGCTGCTATGTCTCTTGATGCTTATCACTATTAAGTATTATCCGCCCTCAGTAGGGCATAAAACTGCTGGAGTGTGGCTACTCGGAGAAGCTTTAAGGGTTTATTGTATATATTAAGTTCCACGAACCCCTTGTACATATAAGTTGGCCGACTTAAGGCAAGCGGGGAAACCTGCCAGAGGATGTTTGTATATAATGGTAATTTTCATCCTCTTATTACCAAATTATGTTTTATATGGATAATATTGAATCAAAAGACTCCCTGGATAGTAAGGACAATACGGCCGTAACAACCACATTTGCAGAAGACGGCGTAGCAGCTGAGGCTAGCTACGTATCAAACGTTACTACAGATAGGCTTGCGGTCAAGGATCAAGGTTTAGCTAGTTTCTTCGCTAAACCGTTTTTAGTCGCCCAAAAGTCGTGGGTGACAACAGATATACAAGGCTCTATTCAGATTAACATGCCTGATATTTATACGACATTAATGACTGTTGCTCCTTGGGCTGATAAGGTTAGAGGCTATGGATTAATGAGAGGAACTGCTGTTATAAGAGTTCAACTGAATGCTAATCCCTTTCAACAGGGAAAGCTTCTTATCTCATGGCATCCTTTACTTGCTGACATGGTCGCCGCTGGTACAACACCATATATGCAGTATATCGCGTTAGAATCTAAACGGATGAAACCTTGTGTTGAATTGGATTGTTCCGAGGCGTCGGCAATTTTAAAGGTGCCGTATATCGCACCAACTTCTTGGGTTGATGTCAAGACTGGAGTGTATACTTGGGGTCGTATTGAAGTTGATACGTTATCCCCCTTGGCTGTAGGCGCTAGTGGCGCCACCACAGCTGAAATTTCTATGTTTTTGCATTTCGAAGATATGGAGTTTGCGGCTCCCTTGTATCCACAGATGAGTGGTAAGGGGCCTAAGGCTAGATATCATGGTCGGACGTTAACTCGTGAAGAATCTAAGATGGAAGGTGGACCTATAGCCAATGCATTGGCAACTACAAGTAGTGTAGCTGCCGGTCTTTCTGGTATTCCTGTATTAGGTGAAGTCATGGCTCCTTTGTCATGGGCTACTAATATAGCTGCTGGAGTTGCTGGTGCATTTGGTTGGTCAAAACCAATTTCTAAACAAGGTGCTACTATCATGTCACATCAGTATAACCCAAATATGGCTACGGCAGAAGGCCTGGATATGTCATATAAGTTAGGTTTGAATGAGACTGTTGGTGTTACTCTAGATGATGGAGATACGATAAGGAATGTAGATGAGCTGTCGTGGGCTTTTCTAAGATCAGTTGAGACGATTGTTGGTGTTACACCAGTAACTCGTAATTTAGCTGCTTCCTATCTCCCTACTGGAATAACTTGGAGCGATACTAATGCGGCCGGTACTACTCTTTTGACAGAGTACATTGGTCCATTAAGTGGGACTTTTACCCAACGGCTTAAAACAGACGGTGCACACGTTGCTACTTATCAGATCGGGCCTCCTATTTATTATTTGGCTTCCAGATTTCAATACTGGAGAGGTAGTATATGTATCAAATTTAAATTTGTGAAAACTACTTTCCACACAGGAAGATTAATGATAATATGGACTCCTGGAACTGGTACATTGACAGCTCCTACTTTAGCACAATCAACCTATTCAATTAGGCAGGTTTTGGATGTTAGAGATGGAAATGAATTTTGTATTAGTTTACCCTGGTTGTTGCCTTATAATTATCTACCAGTTGCTAGTACTTATGGAAGACTTGACATTATTGTATTAAATGAATTGCGCGCTCCTGAGACTTGTTCTCAGAGTGTACAGATTTTAAAATATGTCTCTGGTGGTGCAGATTTTGAATTTGCATTGCCAGGTTGTCAAACCATGGGTTCTGAAGGTGTAGCTAAATTTCAAGGTAATGTAGCTCCTAGTGTGTTTACTACTGAGATGAAGTTAGATGGTGGTGCTGATGACGTGATTATTGAAGAACCAATTGCTGGTATGTCGAACGCCTCTCTATCAACTGCTGAGATGCAGCAGTCGATTGGAGAGGCTTTCACTTCTTTGAAACAACTTTTGAATAGAGCTACTCAGTGGTATAGTGTGATAGCAAAGACTGCTACACCCACTGGGTTGCAAATTCATCCCTGGTATTCCTCTGCTGTATCGCAAGATGCTACAGGTTTAATTAAACCTTATTGGGGTGGTGATGCTTACAATTTCATCGCTCCTATGTATCTATTTTATAGAGGTAATGCTAGGTTGAATGTTGTTTCATATCAGACAGCTGATGGGTCGACTGGTATAGGTTATTTGCCATCGAACACAGTTATTACTGGTAGTAGGTTCACAGGTTTTCACCAAGGCTCACCTTGTGGTCCAAACCAAATACTAGGATATAATGCTACAACTAATTTTGATTATGTTGCCGGAGTGGGTACAGAGAGTCAAGGTATGGTTATAGCAACTGCGAATACTGGTGTTACTAGCTGGCAGGTTCCTTACTCTTCTGCTTATAAAGTGTCGTTGAATACGACCATGAAGAGTTTGAATGCTGTGACAGCTGATGCTTCTAAAGCCAGAGGTTCATTGATATTGAATAGTACTGGAGGCTTGGCAAACTATGTTGTTTATAGAAGTTTTGATGACAATTTTCATTTGTCCTTCTTTTTAGGTTGCCCTCCATTATTGGTTAATGCCACATAGACTTGTCCGCTTGAAGGACACGGTTGCCCTCCGTTATGGGAAATAAAGAATGGTACTCTTGAAAGACCATCAAAGAATGATACTCTTGAAAGATCCGTATGTGACGCGCGTGAGTCGTCCGCCCTGAGGTTTCAGTCGCATTGTCTAAAGCGATGAATTTTCCTCTGCATTTGTAAAATCGATTGTCCATCGGAAAGCTTGTATAGTCTACAAGCAGCTAGATGGCCGGCCCGTGAGGTTGGTTGTCTGTTTCTTATGGCTCGTCGCCACAGAAAAGGGTGTAAATATACCCAATTGCTCAGTGATTTAACTGGGCAAAAGGGGTTTTTCTTAGCAAAAAAAAAAAAAGATCGG